CTTTAATATTTTTGGTGTTTATTGTTATAACCGCAACAGTAACGTGCAACACGAAAACCTGTCACTAGTGAAACCCACTAGATGTCTGATATATCTTGACGATGGATCTTTACATGATAAGGATTCCAATAGTAGGACATATGAGCTTTTACATGATCTGGATCGGGAACAAACATGTTGAACACTTCAGATCGTGAAGGAATGTGGGAAAAATCAAAATTAACCCCAACCTTGCGTAGGACCTCCTTAATCGCGGGAGTGATGCGAGATGTCTCAGGGATGCGGCGTCCTAAGGGACCCTCTTGAAGGAGCTCAATCGCGCGCGAAAGCATGCGCCATGCTTGGGTGTTGGTACCATGTGAGTCGATAAGGAAGGCAACCAACCGAAAGAACTCTAGCTCAGGATCTAACTTCTCAGTCGAATGACCAATGCGGGCGTAATAGTAGTCAATGTCCCTATAAGGCATAACAAATTGTACCATTTCACCTGAGCCAGCTCTTTTCATCGAAATCAGGACGAGACGTCTCTTAAGGAGAACTGGTCCGCGAACCAAAATCTCGCCTTCATCGGAAATGCGGGTGAACAAAGAGTTAAACTCTCCAGTCTGATCGGGTTTAACTTCCTTGTGCCAGTAGACAAGGCAGAATTGAGTAAATTCATGCAAGTTAACCCAATTGTAATAAATTGCGGGGAAACGGTAGATCCCGTCATCACCATAAACCAAATACTCAGTGATCCTGGTCCTAAAAGTTATCCAGAAATCACGAGCGGCTTCTAAACCAAGGCGGCCAAGTATTTCTCCGCGAACGTGGATAAAGAAGGTGATGACCATAAGACAGATATCAACTTGATTAGTGGAAGTGGTGTTACCATCTCCAGAAAAGTTGACCCCTTCGACAAGACGGCAAAATTCGTCGAACCAAGCTAAAACTTTGACCGCAGCTTGTTTTGAAAGCCACTCAAAAAGTTTAGCAAGAACATTGTAAAGACGATGCTGCTTATCGTAGAACATTAAGCCTACAGTATACGTCAACCAAAGTATAAACGCTACTACCGATTGGTCTTGCTTCTTGACATCGAAAGTCACAAGATAGTGATGACTCTTATCGGAGGCTCGGAGCTTCAGGGCGATGATTTGGGCACCACCCTTGGC